TCGTTTGGCCCTGCACAGACCCGCGTGTCGCCAAGACATCCGCAGGCCACTGCCACTGATTGTCAGGCGAGCCGGCGAAGAAGCGTAGATCATCCAGTTCGTCTTCACGGCTCTCAGAGAACGCCGAGACGGCCATAGACAGACGGCTCCGCATAGTGTCAAGCACTTCGCCGGGGCTGTTCTTCTTGTTGCCACCGCCGCTTGCCACACGTCCTGCCGCTGCTACACCTGAATAATCCATTATTTCTTCTTACCCTGTGCTTTGCGCTGAACCGAATACGCAATGGCAAGCGCCTGTTTCTGGGGCTTGCCTGCCTTCATTTCCGTCTTCATGTTGGCTTTGAAAGCCTTTGGACTAGGTGATTTCTTTAACGGCATCACTTCTTCCTCGTCTTGGCAGATTTTTCAAATGCCTTGGCCGTAGGTGCGCCCTTAGCACCTACTTTACGCATCTTTTCGCCCGAACCCGCCGCTATTCTGGCTTGTTTTGCATGAATATTAGCGTAAAGCCCTTTTTTCATTTGCAATTCCACCGTTTCATACTGGCTTTAGCCCGTTCCGCGTTCTTTGACTTCGCAACAACCCCGCCCATCCTGGCGCAGAAGCTGGCTTTACGCCCCTCTTCCGCTTTAGACTTAGGGTTAGGCGCGGGGGCTTTAAGTTTAGACCCCGTTTCTTTGTTGTACTTAGCCCGTCCCTTAGCGGTCAGACCAGCGCCCTTGCTAACTGGTAGCTTCTCGCCGCGTCCGACCGATAGAGAGACAGACTTTGCCATATTAAGCGCAGTGGATAAGAGCGAAGTTAAGGACAACCGCTTCCGACAGTGACCCACCGGAAATGTTGCGGAGTGTGACAGTCGCCGAGCCTGCGCTTAGGCCGCTAACCCAGCAATTATACGCGCCAGCCGTTGCGCCGGAACCAACATTCAAAATCAAAATGTCGTTTGCAGAGATCAAGCTGTTAGTAAGTGTAAATGTTACGTTGGTCGCAGTCGCCAACGATGCGTTGTTCATCGTGATCTGGCCTGCCGACTTGTTCAGCGTGACGCCGGTTGACTTGCTCGTCGCTTGCGTGACTGTCCCCTGCGCGGCAGCGGTGTAACCAAACTGGCCGCTAGAAAGAATTGTGTCCGATCCGCTAATGTCCTGATCGCTATACGCGATACCGATTGATTTGGTGTTACCCATAGTACTTCTCCTGTTAGCTGCCCATCCATGAATTGATGACGCCGTTTGATGATTGGTAGTTGTTCCGAGGTTTATCAACATATTCGCGATGTGCAACTGGAAAAGCAAAAGTAACCGCCAGTGCGTCGGCGGCGTCCGGGGATGCTAAACCTCTTGCCCGCATTTCCTTTTTCCCTTCTAGGAAAATGGTTCCAGACGAATTTGGCTTTTTTGTTGGCCCCAACAAGTCCGCCCTTAGCTGACGATCATCAGGAATGGACGCTGTTCGCAGCCAGTCCTTCATAGCGCCCCACATTTCAGCGCGTTTATTACCCCACATAACGGAGTTCTTGGCCTTCCAGCCAAAATTAACGCCCCGCACCTTGTACCTCTGTTCTGTTAATCGGTCAAGGATGCCGTAGCCAAGCCCACCCTCGTCAATTATAGACAGCACCGGCTTGTATTCCTCAATAGCGTCGATCACCCGCCCTACGATGGTCATCGTGTCTTCACCTTGGTAGCGCTTGATTGCGATGATGTCGCGCCCCTGACGCACGACCAGTACGGTCGCGTCCGTCCCGCCGCGTGCAGGGTCGATGCCGAGTATGATCGGAGCGGTCATGTCCTTATACCGTTCGCGCTTAACCGCGTCGGTTATGACATTAGGCGCAATGAACTGATCCTCGCCGGCGGATGGAAAATCACCATAGACCTCAATACGCGCTTGGGCAGAGTCTTCGCCGTACTCGGCGATGATCTGCTCATAGACAGCCTTGTCGGTATCTTCCACATCGCGTGCGTCTACTTGGCGTGTTTTCCAGAAATCGCGTTTCGCGTGAAACGTTTCAAAAAAATAACCCGTATTGCGTCGCGGGTTGGAGAACGCCAGCCAGTACCTATCCAGAATGTTCTCGGTAAAAAAGCCCGCACCGACCGACCAGATCGAATCAGGTATGCCGCTCGCCTCGTCGAAGATCAGCATCATGCCGTCCATGTTGTGAACACCGGCGTAACTGTCCGGGTTCTCTTCCGACCACAGCTTGCCTTCAGCCGCCCAGTAGCGCGTGCCTTTCTTGAGATCCCGTTCGACCAGTTCGCATACCCACTTGGCAGGCATGAGCTTGGTCGCGCTGATTTCCCACCAGTGCGCGTTGATGATCATCGCCGCCCACTTGGTCAACTCGCCCCACGTCACGGAGCGCAACTGCGCTTCCGAGTTGGCGCTCACAATGATGGTCGAACCAATGCGCGTTGATAGCATCCACAGGATCAACCAACTGACCAGTGCAGACTTGCCGATACCGCGCCCTGAACTGACCGCCAGCCTGAACGTCTCCATGTCCAACTTGCCGTTGTTCCTTTTGATGTGATCTGCCAGTTCGCGCAGCACCAAGCGTTGCCATTTGCGCGGCCCTTTGAACTTAGCCAAGGGTGTGTTGGGTTGGCCCCAAGGAAATACGAACAACACAAACGCTTCAGGGTCGTTCGCAAGCTGCGGCGACCACAGGCGGGTCATCAGCACCTGCTCTTCACTGGACTTATAAATCGGCAGTTGGGCCATTTAGTTCTTTCATCGGCATATGTTCAATGACACGATTGGTTGCATCCGCCAAGGCTTGGGTGATGGAGATCTTTTGATAGATATCAACCGATATCTCCTGCTTGGCCGACCATTCATGCCGGTGTTGCAGGATGGCGAGTGCGGCCTTGGCGTCGCCCTGCTGGGCCGCGTTGTGCAGCGCCCGGCTGGCCGTGATCTCGCTGTCAGCGCGTCCTTGCTTTTCTGCCAACTCCGCTACCGGATCCAGTTGGCACAGTTGCCGGTACTCCACCGGCATCAGCCCCGCCGCCAGTGCGAGCGAATCACCCTTCAAGCCAAGATACGCGGCGTCGTAGATCGACCGTAGCCGCGCCTCTGTAGCTTTGATCTCTCTAGGCTCGTAATGAAATGATTTCATGCGGGGTTTTATAACAGGGTCAAATTTGGATTTCAATAAAAAATTTTTTGCAAGTTGAAACTGCATTTTAAGAAAAAATTTTTTGTAGACCCTGCGTAGGATTTGACCGGTCGGCCACGGCCCTCCCCCCCCTGCCTTGACCTTACGTAAGGTATGGCTGTCAAGCCTGGCGTGGCCCAAAATGGGTCATCCACAGGCAAACGGGGCAGAAGACCCAAAATGGGTCAAGCCTAGCAGCAAGCGCCAAATAGCCCGGTTTGTGATGCGCACAGGCAAATGGGCCACATGACCCAAAATGGGTTTATGCCTGCAATCCGGGTATTGTGTTGCGGCGCAGCATATTGGTGCAATGCGGTAATTAACATTAGTTTGCGTGGAATATTATGGAACTAAAATGCGCCTGATTTTTGACATAGCGTTCAAATCAATTCTAAGGGGCCTGCAACACGTTTTGTTGCGTTGACGTGTCATTGGCCCTAAAACTTATTGTTGCGGATTTCTGAATTTTTCAATTCATTGGCGTTATTGGCGATATTGTCATCGGTTTTAAGTCGCTAGCGCTCGACGGCTGTGTAGGACTGTATACCTATATATTTTAGAATTTTTAACTTAATAACATATAATGACAATATAACCCAAAAGCGTTGCTAGCACTCAAAAACCCTTGCCAAAAATATGACAATATTGGCACAATAATAACGCAAAACGGAAAACGTGCCTGAATAAATACCTACGTTTTTTTCACTGTTTCAAAACGTAGGAAAACGTGCCTATTGTAATGTCCTTAAAACTATTTATTATGATGAAAGGCAATGACGCCTAGGGGTTAAAACAATGACAAAACTGATCGCACAATATACCGCACATCCTACACCCGCGAACCGTAATAAGCTGGCAAGGTACATCGCAAAGCATCCAATGGCTTGGCTCTACGCAACGCAAGCGGATATTGCCGCGCTTCGCGCGATCGGCGCGCTGTCGCATAACGGCCAGCACCTATTGCGTTGCGA